GCATAATACTTCAAATCGGGGGTACCTTCAATGTCAAAACCTTCCTTTAACGTATATTTCGTTATTCTCATAAAAAAAAACAATCTCAATAATGTACAATTTAGACTTACTGAATTATAAATACTTGAAATAATAAAAAAAATTATTTGATAGGAGTCAATTCAAATTTCATAGAACCGCAATCCCAAATTCTATCATACCCCTTCTCTTTCATTATTTCCCATTCAGTTTTTTCTTTGGAATGCCCCTCTTGGACTAAAACATTTTTTCTGAATGTAAATCTATGACTTCGGTGTAATGAATCGCCGTTTTTTATGTACCAATAATTTGGGGGTGTTTGTTTTTTAAAAACGAAACCATTTTTTGAATATACAGTATTGATTGGGTTTAATCCCGACCATCTGATATCAGCATACGTTTCAATAATTCTCGGTGAATGGGTTTTAATAAAAAAATTCAATAATTTACTGAAACCACCAACAATATTGTGGTTCAAAATATTACAATACCTAACAAGTTCATAATCATCAACCCCTGATTGATTGTGACCCAACGACTTTCTTTTTTTTCCAAAAGTCATAATTGAAACCAATATGTCATTATGGTATAATCCGTATCTAATTTTATCAACAGAATTTCCTTGTAGATGATTTGTATTTAAAAAATCTGAAGACTCTTTCTTGATTACTTCTTTTATTAAACAATTTCTAGCATAAATTACTCTATTAAGATTTAGAAGATTAGATAAACGCGAAAAAACAATTTCTTTTTTTAATATTATTTCATCCTCAAAAAAATGCAAAAGTTTTAAATTTTTTGATGAAGCCAAAATCATTTTATTCAAATGATAATATTTGTCTTTGTTACCAGAAACCTCGGAATGAAAATAATTCCCATTAAGTTCTATACCCAAATTATAATCAGGTAAAAAAATATCAATCTCTTTACCACTAAGTAATTTCCTATCATTATCTAAATGTTTAACATTTTTCTCATTCAAAAAATCCTTAATGATAGTCTCCAATTTAGAATTTTTAGTTATGGGGTAACATTTCCGACATATAGGTACTTTACCAGAACCTAGAAGAGTACTCGAAAATACGTTGTTACAGACATCACATCGAAAATTATAAGGATAGGTAGTATTGCCGTTTTTATTAGTTTTATAGTCGTCTAACAAGATAATATTATGTTTTTTTAATCTCGTTAATAAATTTATAATGTGTTTCTCTTTGACGGTATTTTTCAATTTGTCCACAATTACTTTACAACCCATAGGATGATCTGCACCATACTTTTTCTGGAAAATTTGCTTCATATTCTCTCGGAAACCATTAATTTTGAAAATTGAATTGTACCCGTACTTCTCCAATAAAACTTTCTGAGATTTTTCTATTCTTTTTTTTATATTGTCTTTATTTGAACCCCATAAACCCCGACATTCATCGGAACAAATATTTTTTTTGTGTTTTTTTCTTTCTACAAATTCAACACCACATTGTAAACATTTTCTAGTCTCTCTAATAGATTGATCCTTTTCTTTACCTAATAAGTTGTTTTTTCTTGCAAATTCAAAATAACAGGATCTATTACAAAATTGTTTGTCCCTGTGTTTAAAATCAGTAGTGAATAATTTATCACAATTCTTACATGACAATTCTATCTTCATTGGTAAAATATAGTTTAATTTAATGAGAACTTCTCTACACATAAATATAAACAAATATAATGAAAAAACCCCCTAAAAAAAAATTAGAGGGTTTTAAAAAGAGAAAAAAAACTATTAGATATTCTCAAAAGATGCTCCAGTTGGTGTAATCAAGAACTCTATATCGATAAATTCTAACGCTTTAGTAGGTTTCAGATAGATTTTACCTGTGAGTGTGTTTCTGTCTAAATCCTCAGGAGAACTGCTTACAGTCACTCTGAAGTCATAAAGACCTCTGTCTCTTCTGATGGCATCCAAAATAGGATTGACGCTGTCTAAGAAGTCCTGACGTACCTTGGCATCGTTTTGTTCGAACAATAACCTAACGGCAACTGCGGAGATAAGTTTTCTAGCTTGTAGTAACAATCTTCTCACATTAATTCTATTCAATGCTGTATCAGCAATCTGAAGAGTTTTGTTACCCCAAATCACAGTTCCAACATCAGAGAACGTAGCGATAGGATTAATACGGCCCTGATACAAAGTGTCTCTATCTTCTTGTGTAAGTTTCTTACGAGCTTTGATAGCGTTGACCAAACCACGAGTGTAACCAGCGGTAGCAAACCAAGGGAATGAAATATTATCCGTTAGAGCCAAGTTTCTACAAACTTCATTTGTTGGGGGAATGTAAATCTGTGTGTTATTCACAGTATCTCTTACCAAGATCCAAGGATAGTAAGTAGCTGTGTAGTTTGAATCAATACCAACTTCATCCAAATTGTCTACCGCTTCGGTTGGATAAATAAAATTATCTATATTGGTAGGTAAGAACACATTGCAATCAGGGGTGGTTGCAATATAAATTGAATCCGCTCTTTGATAGGTAATCATTGAAATCGCATCTTCCACTAAATTAGAATTGTTAACGTAATCAATACCCGGGGTTGCAAAAACATTGATATTAGTTGATTCTGGATTATTAAAAGTACTTATACCTAGTAAGTAAGCATAGTAATCCGTATTAGTATAATCCGTGAAATTTGAAATACTAATTGGTTTAAACGCACCCCATCCTGTTGCGTTTGGATATCTTGTAGATGCACATGCACCTCTCTGATATCCTGAACCACCCAAAACAAATTGATCACCATTTGTACGATACTCACGATAGATATCCCAACCATCATAACCCTTTTGAACCAAGAAAGTAAACTTACGAGCTTGAATTTGATAATAAGGATTAGAAGGTGAATCTGGATCAGATTGGAACGTGGCATTACCACATAAAAAGGCGGGAGTTCCTGCTGTTGGTCCAAATACGATCTGAACTACAGTCGCTCCTGAATCCATATGGAAACCTTGTGTTTGATAATCATAAGGTAATGCAAATTCACTTGTACAAATATCAAGAGGTGCTTTAGCTCCTTTATATTGATAAAAATCAACGTCATACCCTATTTGACTAGAAATACCCAAAAATGTAGTACGGACTTTATCACCTTGACTCACAATTGCATTTGACATTCCACGAGCTGATGTTGGTCCTGTCATAGAACCAAAAGGAGGATTGTAAATAACCTCACCAGGATAGTTATAACTCAATTTGTAAATTGGGTAAGCTGGTTGGAAACCAGGTACATTACGAGCTTCATATCCTTCAAATCCACAAGGTAGTGAAGTCACAGGTGCATCAGTGTTCAATTCAAGCATAATATATTTTGAATTGAGAGCATACTCACCATCTGATGTACCAATCTTAACACCAATGTAACTGTTAGAACTCGGATCCATAGAACAGTTAGTAAACTTTTCTAAATAAACAGGATTTGTGTCAGTATCGTAAAAATCTCTTACACCCAAATCAAATGATAGATTACCAAAAGATATATTTTGAATTGAAATTTTGACTTGTATATTCGAACTATCTCCATCAGAAATCGTAAGAACCTTGAAAAGTCTGTCTACAGTACTACCACGAAGTTGAGAAACTACCCAAGGGGATTCTCCCGATCTATATCTTTCTAAATAATTAGCCATAGATTGTGCTGATATATTATTTTGTGTTGTAGGTGTCGGGAGAATGTTTCCATAACGTAACCCTGGAGCTGATAAAATTTGAGGTTTTATTCCTCTGATATAACCTTTATTGTACGCATAGGTCAAAAACGAAGGGTAAATCTCCTCAACAAAAAGTGGGATTTCAAACCTACTCTTACCAAAGTTTGTGCGTCCCATAACAGACGGCAAATAATTTTGGTCGGTTTGAGAAAAAGATACAAGTAAAGAAAAATTTTCGGGTGTATCAGCGCCGTCGGTAACACCTGTTATAGCAAAACGTGCAAAAGGGTTCTGTGTTGCCGCTGAATAAGTACCAACTAAATTCAATCCAACTGATGTTAAACCTGTTACTTGATATTGAGGACCTCCCTGACCAGAGCCATATGTGGAAATACCACGAGACCTCAAAGTAGCTATACAAATTTCATCATAATCGGCAAAAGATTTACCGCTATAATTGAAAGTAACACCTGATAATGTACCTGTGTAAGTTCCTGAACCATTATTAACAAAACTAGTTACAACAGAAAAAAACGAATATCCAGAATAAGGAGCATTTGCTGGTTCGTTGAAGTTTGCGTAATACCAAGCATCATTATCTGGTGATGAGAAATCAGCATTGAAATCAGTTAAACCAGAAACACCAAATACATTTGTTTGTGCGGTGTAAGATGTTAAAACTTGATATGTAGCCTCGGGTACGGTTCCAAAAAAATACACAGTATTATTTTGTGTGGCACCTGAAGAATTTACCACACCTAAAATTTGATTGGTCAATTGTGCTGAAATCGACGATTGATTACCATTTAATAAAGTGAAAACATTATTTAAATTTTGATTAACCAAACTATTCCCAGAAGGTGCTATTGAAACAGTTCCGCCTTGTGTTGCAACAAAATTAAGAGTCCACGTTTGATTTTGAATGATATTGTTTGTTCTTGCAAAATCCACAGTAGTCCCGTCAACATTAGCCACAGTTAATAACGACCAACTTGGTCCAGCATCGTACCCTGAAAGTCCCAATACACGAGTTACAAACAATTGATTTGATTGTTGTAAATATGATTTAGCAATATAAGCTAATTCATATTTTGGTATCTGTGTATTTACAAATTTTTCAGGGAGTGTACCTCCGAAAAATGCTTCAAATTCATCATAAGAAGTTATGAAAATAGGTTCGAAGGCTGGGCCCGTAAGAGTTTCACCAACCAAACCCAAAGTTGTAACACCAACACTCTGTGCTACAAAACTCAAATCCCTCTCGGATGTATAAACACCAGGGGAAACAAATATTTTATTGGTAGTTGCCATACTATGTAATTTTTTTTAGGTTTTATTGATATAAATATTATCTCAATTGATAAAGTATTTTTTTTTTAAAAAACTTATTTATATTAGTAAGTAAAAATTATCTTTTTTTATCTTTTATGAAAAAAACTACCAAAAACATTAAAATTTCAATAGATTCACATACCAAACTAAAAAAATATTGTGATGAAAATGGAATAAAAATTTATAAGTTTTTAGAAAAACTTATCGAACAAAGTTGTTCCAAAAAAAAAGATATTTACGGGGAATATTAAAGACTATTAGACAAGATCTCTAACACAACGTATACATAGTGCCGAATTTGGTTGAGCCGAATCCCCTCCAAGGACGGTGCCTCCAAGGTAAACATAGTTAATCGTATCTGGTAAGTAAAAATTGGAACTATTGGTCCACCACCAACACTCGTTATTACCATTAAAAAACGGATTACAAGTATCCTCAATCCCCGCATAAATACCTCCACTAGGATAAGCTGAGAAATTCGAAGAATTTGTAGGAATAGGTTCAGAAGCTAATATTGTCCAACCATAAGGTGGGTTTAGAGTAGATTTAATTTGTTGTGAAAAACCTGTATAAGGAGCTAGAGCCCCATTCAACCCCCCATTGATGGGATAAAAGTTTGAAGGAGACTGACCACCATTTATACCTCCGCCCAAAGATATACTTAAATTATACCAATCGCCAGTGTCTGCTGGTCTGAATCCTACGGGACAAATACCACGTACATCGGTAATTGTATAATAATTATAAAGTTTACCAGCGGTCTGATTGTAATTAGGGTCTTCAGGAAAATTGTCACTCAATTTAGTATACATCCACGCACCCTCGCCACTAAACGAACAAAACGGTTCGGTGTTACCAGATAAATAACCTCTATATGGTATTATATCCCCATTGTTGTAATGAGTGGTTTTCATATTACCCCCCAACCACACACGGTTACCAATTATAATTTGTTCATAAGTATTACCATCATAGTCGGTTACTAGGGGAAGAGTGTTTGTTTGTGTTGGTGTTATAGATGGTGTGGTTGTTATAGTTGGTGTTTGTGTGGGTGTAGATGAGTTTGTTAGTGTAATTGAAGGTGTTATAGTAGGTGTTGGTGTATCAGTGGGTAGTGGGGTTAAAGAAATTTTGTACGTCCCACCTTGCCAGTAAGTATTTCCACTAAGAGTCTTTGTAACACCAGATGTGAGATCATTTTCATAGATATACTGCACGTTATTGATATCTGAAAAATTTACTGTTTGTCCTGTATATGGAGAAATATTTAAATAATTTGCAATTTTATCCATTCTAATTGCTACAGCAGCCTGATACGGTGTTTCTTGTCCTTTACCAACAAACAAACCACCCAATGTTATCCCAACATATTTATAAATACCATCAAAATTAACAATTAAAGGTTCACCTGCACAAAAACCAAAACTGGGGGCAGCACACACATAACCTGGAGGCGTTGTAACACCGCTAGCTTGATAAAAAAATATATCATTTAAATTAATTGATGGACCTTCCCCAAATTGTGTTCCCATAGTAAACTTAAATTCACCTTGACCACAAACCCTCAATTTTACAGTACCTTGACCACGAACCCCACCACCACCACAACAAGCTAATAAATCCATGTTGGATGTTTGGAGATTATCGATTTCAGCTGTACTAGCAAATTGAAGATAATCAGTTACACCTGACAAACCGTAAGGTTTCCAAGACACTGATGTACTAAAACCTGTATAATCAATAGTGATAAGAGAGCCGAACACATTATTAAATTTGGGTCGTCTATTAAGAAGTGAAGTTTTTTTGAGAATACCAATAAAAGGGGCTGGGTCATTATCATTCCCAGTGAATCCTTGCCCAAAGGGTGGATCGTATGTTGGGGTATCCCAATTAGAACAAAACTCTTCAGAATTTAAATTACTATAATAAACTAATCCAACCACGGAGTTTGTGTTGTTATCAACACAAATCATTGTCATGGTACTCAAAATCTTATAAGATGGAATTTGATCTGCAACTGGGTAGGAAATTTGAATACCACCTTGAAGTGGTCTTACAATATTTTTACTAGGATCTGTATTCGATGTATATGAAAAATAATTAGGGCACGCTTGGGTATCTGTTGTTCCAAGTAAATTTGTTGGATAACCTACAGCTACATTACCAATAGTATTAACCGTGTCACTATTAATTTGACCTGTTAAAACTAAATTATGAATATTATTTTCTGATTCTTCTTTAATAGAACTTAGTACAACCCAAAATGGTTGGTGAATATGATTTGTATCCGAATTAAAAATAAAATTGTCCATTCTTATAATCTAATTTTAAAAAATTATTTTATAAATTAGGAATAAATTTATAATATGTACCCATATTTTTATTCACAGGTATATTATAAGTACCCGCCTGCCAATAAGTATTACCAGACAATGAAATTGTACGAGGTGTATCGAGGTATGGTACTTGATGAACCAAAGTTGTCGGATTATCAATACAATTTCTACTATCACCAGTCCAAGGTGATATATTCAATAAAGACGAAATTCTATCAATTCTACACACTAAACCAAGGGCCCAATTTTCATTCATAAAACTACTGGCCGCCGCAAATATTAATCCTATAATTTTTGGCATCCCATCAAAAAAAGCATATATCATTGATCCAGAATCCCCAGGTCTAACAACATCTGAACATATTGTACCTGCTGGTATTGAACTACCAGAGGCTACAATTGAGATCAAGTCGTTAAAATATGATACAGAAGATTTTTTATTACCTGGTACTGGATATCCAACATATCCAGCACCGAATGAAAATGCATATATTTGGGTTGATCCTTCTCCCTTTGCACCTGTAGTTCTTCCAGTAGAATACATTGGGTTTTTACTTGAAAGTAATGAATCAATTTCTGCTGTCGAAGCAAATGTTGGTGGGGTTGTCAGTCCAGTTAGACCGATTTGTTTCCAAGAATCACTATTTGTTATGGCACTTGATGGTAGTGTGAGTAAAGCAGCATCAATGTAATTAATACATTTATCAACACTAAATGTGCCACCCGAACATAGATTAGGAGATAACATATAAGATCTTTTTACAAAACCTAACAACCTATTAGATTGAGATAGATTTTGGTATACAAAAGGCCAAGTGTAATTGTTTAATGAAAACGGATTGTTAAACCAATATTGAGCTCCAAAATTTCCATAAGTACCAACATAGTTCAAATCCTGCGACTGGTATGGCGCCGCACAACCGATCACGTGTAAATTAGTCACACCAACTAAAGAATTATCATAATTATCCAAAGCAACAAAACCCATAGTCCCGTAACCACCACAAGCGGCAAGTTGACAGCCTCCAAGAACTGGTCTTCGAAATATTTGATTTTCAGTTGGATCACCTGAAATAGAACATACAGGTATTGGTAAATCCACCTCAATTACATCTGTTTTATAAATTACACCTTCAATTTCAATATGTTTCGGGATAACTTGATTTGCTGATAATTCAGACAATTCTTTCTTCTTTAAGACATTGTACTGAATACATAATTCGTTTGTAATTAAACCATTTACAATCTTATACCCGTACATTACACCGTGAATGTTATCATCAGTATTTATAAAAAGATTATTGAGATGTTTAGAATCAAGTACCATAATTTAAGAAACTAAGAAGTATGTTGTTCCTGATGAAACTGGACAATTTATGTTATTATCACTATTACAAAAACTCAAGTTGTTGTAGTAAATACCGTAATAGTGATCTATAAACGAGTTTGGTTGTGCGCCAAATAGAGCCGAATTAAACTGCCAACAACTAGGTGGAATTAAATTAGAATCATTTTCTGGGTTTTCTAAATAAATAGTACCTTTATAGTTTTGTAAAACTTCAATTGGGTTAATTTTTACAATCAAAGACCATGTTTCATTATCATTTGCGAAACAAGGAAAAAAATACGCATAGACATCAAAAGAAGTACATAAATTTACGTTAGTAATTGTACTACCACTGTTTTCCCAATAAATAATATAAGACGGTGTTGATCTATTAGATGTTGAGTAAAATGCCTGATAAGAATTAGAGGCACGAACAACAGGTTGATCATTAGAAAGATTATAAATTTGATCTCCAGCCCCTAAATTACTCAAAGCACGCAAAGAGTAAAAATCATTTGTTAACGTAACACCAGTATTACCCACATTTCCACAAGCGTCATACGGGTTTGGTTCGGCATTTGAAACACCCCACAAGACGTATTTAAAACCTTCACTAGGTGACGGAGTAATGGTTGGTGTTGGTGTCGGGTCTGGCCCGCACAATGTCACCGACGCAATTGTTGACCCACTATTTTGCCACCATATTGCATATTTTGGTGTTGATACGTTGACGGTTTGACTAAATGCTCGGTATCTATTCGCAAAACTTGTTTTTGGTGTATTGTCTACGGGATCATAAATTACATCACCAGCACCTAATTGATTAAGTGGTTTGAATGAATATGCATATAATACTACAGTTTCTGAAGTCAGAAGACTACACGCAGTGTTCGGATTTGTAGATCCTTGAGCTGGTGATGGGTTAGCATAAAGAAAATATTTGACACTAGAAGATGTTATTGTTGGTGTAATTGATGGTGTTATTGATGGTGTTGGTGTTATAGTAGGTGTAATAGTATTAGTCGGTGTATTAGTTAGGGTTGGTGTTACTGTATTTGTAGGTGTTATTGATGGTGTTGATGTTATACTTGAAGTAATTGATGGTGTTACAGTATTTGTTGGTGTAATTGATGGTGTTGGTAGATCAAAAGTCAAATTTTGTGTGATCCTAACAATTATACACCATAGGTAATAGTTGAGGTTGGATCTGCATTTTCTTGTGTAATTTCAAACCTTAATTGATCTCCAGTATTGACCTCAAAATTTATAACATTGGTACCATAAAAGTCAAACTCGACACTATTATTTAATCTCACAAATAAATCATATGAACTTACATTTTGAGTCGAAAGTATTGTGAATGTTCCAGTATAATCCACACTGATAGTTCTGACCACAGGCGAGTTTCTTACAGCTTGTACAGTTAAATCAAATACACCCTCATTTACTGGAAAAACTTTTCTTTTTCTATTTATTGGTTTAAAATTTGTTTCAAATACATTCAAGACCCTAGATACCGCAGGCGCGACTTCAAATTTATCTTGATCCAATAGAAAACCTAATAAAGTGAAATCGTAATTTTGAATATAAAATCTTCTTTTATCAATTTGGGTTATAGATTCATCACTAATGTTTGAGTTAACAATTGGAATGAAATGTCCGTTGACCTTAGTGTATGCTTGACGTGATGCGAATGTCTGTAAAACATTTTTATTGAACTCATTGAGTTCTCTCATACGATTACAAACAATTTTTACACTGAACGAAATATCAACAGGTACTGGTTGTGGTATTTTGTAAATGTCTAAACCTTTTACATTACCATTCCATGTGGGAACGGCAGCATAAAAAAACTCTTTTTGATTCGGGATATTGTATAATGTTGCTGGATTTGTACCGTACCTTACTTCAGGAACTCTGACCACCGTAATAAATGGTGGTTCAGTATTACCATTTAAATCTTGGAAAGACCACGTTTGAGTAAATTGCGCCCAATTTTGTGTCGTAATAAGAATGTCAACAGTAGGAATAACTTTACCTTCAACAACTGTTTTAAGTTCATTTTTGACAAAATCCAAAAAACCCCTATCCATTTCGGCATACCCCAAATTCTTTGGAAGATATGTTCCGTCTTTTGTAATATCCTCCAATAATTGTTCTCTCCTCTCAAGTAATATTTTTGGAGGAACTAAATTTATATTTGGTATTACTTTTTTTGGTAGAGCCATGGTTAAATCCCCATAAATTCATTTGCGGTTACAGGTGTTGCAATGTAACTAACATAGAAAGGTTTATACCCACCGTAGGTATGTTTGTTGTCGTAGTTGGGAATACCTTTATCAACAACAGAATAATACCTTACTTGATTTTCTGTGATCCAATAACCTATGTAATCACCCAAACTGATAGATATTTGTAAATCATCCAAGTCTTTTTGATAGATTGCAAATTTTATATTACCAGGTTCGTTTTGTAGTATTTTTGAATTACCCAAAAATGAATTGTCTGGTTGTAAAATTTGTAGATAAGCATTTACAGAGATTGGTGGTAAAAATTCGATAGATTGAGGAAGAGCCTCACCATAAACATCGTCTTGATTTGTTTTTTGTTTGTTTACACGATAGACAACAATGGTGAAATTCATATCACCATCGAGCCATTCTCTACCCATATTTACATCCAAATCGAAA